TCAAACAGTGGTTGCAGTTTGGTGGGCTTCACAGATATCAGCTGGTCAGGCAGCGATGTCTAGTCAGGTTGCTTCAAACACTGAGTTTAGAATTGACTGGAGAGAGACTCACGGCAAGACCTTGGGTGCTTTACAAAGGTTAGATATCAATGTTAATTACTTGAAAAATGAAGTAGCAGGTATTATTTCTAAACAATCTACACATTTCAAAGACATAAATCAAATATATAACGAGGAATGATGGATACTTCTTTATTCCAGGTATGGCCTATCGTACTAACGTTACTAGTTAGTATTGTATGGGTTGTGCGAGAGATGGCTAAGATGCAGACTAAGATAGAAATTCAGCGTTCTCAGATTAAGATTCTGTTTCAAAAGTTAGATAAGTGATACCAATAGAACAAGTTGTGCTTATTGCAGATTGCACAATATTTTTCCCATATCTGCTATGTAGTTAAACTTAGGAGTAAGTCATGAGAACAGGAAAATTACCTAGAGGTAAAGATGGCAAGTACGTTAAAGAAAACAACATGGATAAATGTGAAAACGTTGTATGTACCTTCATTAGAAAATGTAAGTTGATTAAAGTAACTAAAGACGTATTTCAAAGGATTAAAAATAAGTTTAAATGATGTCTTTATTTACAAGTATTGCACCTATCCTAGGAGGCTTCTTAATGAAGCTCTTCGCTCTAAATCAGCAGGTTAAGGCAGAACAGCATACACAGATGTTAGATGCATTCGCCGCTAGATCACAATCAATACAAGATGCTAGAATAGCTGCAAGTACAGAAAGCCCTATGGCTGCCTTAAATAGACGCTTAATCATTTGGGTAATGCTTGCCTTAATCACAGTATATGTACTTGCTCCAGTGTTTCTGAACATCCAGACAGCTGTGCCTATTGTGCATGAAGGCTTCAGCTTCTTAGGTTTTGACATTACGTCAGATGAGGTGGAGTATAAGATGGTATCTGGCTTAGTAAAATATGATGAGATATTCTCTTGGACTTCCTTAATCGTTGAGATGTACTTTGGTGCGAGTCTTGCAAAGGGCAGGTAAGAAGATAATTATAAATTAATTAAACATAAGTATGATAATATACACATACTTACATATTACAGACTAAGGATACTACTATGAGTACTCATACTTTTCAAGAATATACACAACAAAACGTAGCCAACGAAAATAGAGGCTTCGGAAACGAAGGTATAATGCTATTTAATCAATTAATTAAGCAAGGCGTTCCAGAGTTAGAGGCTATTAATTATATTAAAGAACAGAGGAATCAACCAGATAGAGGTAATGAGGCGCGTGGTGAAGAAGTTGAACGTGCAGCCTATCGTGAGATGCTTCAAAATGAAGCAGCAGGAAAACAAGCTATTAGAGATAGACAAGCTGTAATGTTCGGTGGCTTCCAAAAATACCTAGATGAACAAGGGCAAGGTGCGTCTATACACCCAGGAATGGTCAAAGACGACTGGGGCAAGGCATCTGTTTCATTAAGTAATCTAAGTAATCTAGAAATCCCTAAATTTAAGCGATAGACTACATTTGAGGTAATACATGAAACCACTGGCAGGAACTTTAGTTACACCAGATAATTCACCTATAGCCAACGCTACAGTGAGAATGATCGCTACGGATAACACTATAGATGGTGCTTTAAGAGGCACTATGCTAGTGTTTAATACTACTTCTACAGGTACGTATGCGGTAAATGTATTGCCTGGAAGCTACAAAGTAGAATTCAAGAACCCCAACAAAACTAAGTACATTACCTTAGGCAATGTAACGCTTAGTCCTAGTGATAATATAAGCGAGCCTCTAGAAGATATAGGTATTAGTTAATGGCTGTATTAGTTCAGGGAATCCTAAGGTTTCCAGATAATTCCCCTATAGCAGGAGCTTCACTTAAATTTACTGCGAGTAAGTTCATTTCTAGTGGTGTCCCTATTGGGGCATCTGTCGTAATCACAACAGATGGTATAGGGGCATACTCGCAGAGTATCCTTGAGGGTAGTTATCATATTTATTATAAGCAGTTGGGACATCAGCTTTACACCCACATAATTGACGTGCATCTACTAGAAGGTGACGATGATACATCTATAGGTGATCCAAGAACTATTGAGGATATCATTGGCACTTTACCTGGGGATACCCCGATATATACCGGGTGTGCTGATATACCATCACCCAGTAAATTTGTTACTAATAGTGGGTTCACCGCGATACTACTTGAATGGGCAGGCATAGACTATGTATGCCATGACGTTACTGAAATCTGGATAAGTGCTACGGAGGACTTTGAAACTAAAGTACTACTAGACACTACAGAGTCACACATATATAACCATCCTATAGGGCATGATGGTATTAGGTATTACTGGCTTAGATTCAGAAATTTAAACTCAGAGGTGGGTAATTGGTTTAGTACTAGTGCCGTGGCAGGAAGAACTTCACAGAATCCCGGAGAAGTGTTAGCTGACTTACAACAGGATGTGTATGACTCAGCTATATTCTCAGCACTACGTACTAATATTAACTCTAGTTTCTACCAAGCACTAGCCCCTACAGCTAAACTCAATGGTGATAGCTTAGCAAGTGGTGACACCTGGATTGACTCAGATGATAATCAGAGACATGTCTGGGATACTGCACAAGTGCCTCCTATATGGTTAGCTGTTACTGATAAGGAAACATTAGTCGCAGCTCAAGCCTTAGTTGGCACACAGGAAGTTGCTGACGGTGAAATTAAAGGCTTTTTCCAAACTACTGAGCCTTTGTTCACAGAATCATCTTTTGGTGACATATGGATAAATACAGGGCTCACAACACCTTTAACCTTTACGTCAATCAAACGCTTCGAAGCAGATGACTCCAGTAGTACTGGAACGTTGAGTTGGAGAAGTGCACCAGCTAGTGCGTTAGGCTTATCTTATGTGAAAGCTTTCAATACTGAAGGTGATCTATCTAAACTAAAGAATTCTTACGACACCTTTGTAACTACTACTCTGCCAGATGACTTAAGTGCTATTCAGTCTCAATTGGATGGCAACATCACTACATGGTTTAAAGATACATCTCCCACACTCAATAACGCACCAGCAAGTAGCTGGGGCACTATTGAGATTAAGAATGTACATTTAGGTGACCTATACTATGACAGAGTTACAGGTTATGCTTACAGATTCGCACATGAAGATATTGATGATACCCCAGATGCAGGTGTAATTTATTCGTGGGTACAGATAACTGATACAGATGTAACAGCAGCTTTAGCTAATGCAAAGAATGCGCAAGACACTGCTGATGATAAGCGTAGGGTGTTTGTAGTAGAACCTGGGACTCCCTACGATGTAGGTGATCTATGGACTACAGGTACGGAACTAAAGAGATGTAGGTTATCAAGACCTTCTGGAGTATATGTAGCAGCAGACTGGGAAATAGCTACTTCTTATATTACTACATATTACACGAACAAATCCCCACAACCTAGTAACCCTGGGAAGGGTGACTTATGGGTAGTACTAGATGAAGCTGATGCTTTATACAGATACACAGGGACTGCTTGGCAGCTGCTATCAGTAGCTACTTTAGCTAATGTAGATACAAAGATACTTGAACAGAAAGGTATATGTAAAATTAATACTACCGATGAGTATACATATCATGCTACACAAGCTTTATGTGAAGTTGCAGAAGATGGCTCTGCTACTGGTAGAACATGGGAAGAACTAGGTGCATTAGCTGCTAGAACAGACACTGTCAGTTCAACCGTAGATACAAATACGGCAGCTGTACAGGTTAATGCTACGTCTATAAATGGTGTTCAAGCACAATACTCAGTTAAGCTTGACGTTAATGACCACGTCAGTGGCTTTGGTCTATCAGCTGGTTCAGTATGTGTGGATGCTAGTGGTGACATAATATATGATGCAGACGGTGTTACTATTACAGATGGTTCGATATGTACTGCTGCGAGTGGAACTATAAAAACAGATTCTACTTTCATAGTAGCAGCAGACACCTTTGCTATCACAGGTACAAATGAAACACCTGTTACACCATTTATAGTTAGACCAGGAACTGTTAACGGACTTTGTTACGTTAACGGGGTAGAGAATACCTATTTAGATGAAGAGACTTGTATGATTACTTCAGGAGGCTCATGGGTACCTCCAAACACCAGCCTTGTAGGAATACAAGGTAGTTTAGTTTTAGATGGTACTATGAATGCTAATGCAATTGTAGCAGGTAGTATTACAGGTGATCACATAGCCGGTACAACTATATCAGCACAGCACATGAATGCAAGGTCTGTCTTTGCATTAACTATACAAAGTGAGGACTATGTTGCTGGTACACAAGGTTGGAAACTAAATAGTGATGGCAACCTAGACGTAAATAATGGAAACTTCCGTGGCGATATTTCAGGAGCTTCTGGTGTTTTTTCTGGGGCTATCAAAGCTAACCAGATACTTTCTCACGAAGGTGCAGATACTTTTGATATAAGTTCTTTTGGTAATGCTGGACCTGAGAATGACTCAAATATCTATGGTGGTGTAATTAAAGGTGCGGTTATTGAAGGTGGTTACTTAGTAGCTATGGGTGAGCATGAGTACACAAGTTTTTACTCGAGCGTATATCCTGGGTGTTCATTCGCCGATGAGATTAACGGAAAGTGGAGATATCGCAAACAGTTTGGCAGTGTATTAGCTAACTCTGGGTACTCTTCCGCTGTATCTGCAGGCACCTACTTATATGATGTGTACGCTTGGAACAAGTGTTCAGATTCGCTAAGAAGACTTACAAGCTCATCTGCTAGCTTTCATGTAAATGCCTTAAGTAACATGTTGTCCCAGAGTGGTTCCCATAGTGGAACAAATGGTCATACCTTTGATAATACATGGAGTATTGGTGTAATACTTAAAGGTGTAACAGAAACCCTGACTATACGTATACGTGTTGGATACAACAGTAGTGACTGGTATTGGAATATCTATATTGATAACGTTCACGTGGATGGTGGTAGTAGTGGTAGTGAAAGTGACAGAAGCCGTTCAGGCTACAAAACACTACATGGAATTCGTTTTGACTATAGTATGTCTTACGGAGGCGAGGATTATTACTCTGGTTGGGCCAACAGTGTTAATGGAGATGCCTACTACAATATAGCAGTGCAAGTTTCTGATACAATTCAAACTTTTACTTTTGATTCAAATGACCGAATAGGTATAGTTACATCAGGTGGATCAATGAAAATACCTACATTAACTGTTACATCCTAGAGAGGTAATATGGATATATTAAAAATACATAAGCTAGTAAAAGACGAAATTAAACTAGTTTTTGGTTTGAATCTAGGTGCCCGCAAACTACTAAGAACAGATTGGCTCGTTTTACGTCATAATGAACAAATAGAATTAGGTGCACCTACCACTATAACCCATGATGATTACATACGTTTATTGAAGCGTAGACAACATTGGAGAGATGAACATTCTAAATTACAAACTATAGAAGCTGTATCTATACCCTTGGTTGACATTCACTGGGTAGACAACCTAAACGCTAGCCAGGTATCAGACGTGGAGCGTTATACTATTATGTATAGTGAGGGACTTATTCCACCCCCTATTACTGTTGAGTTACGTGCTGATGGTAAATACCATATTCAAGATGGCAATAGAAGGGTTAAAACAGCGTTAAACTTAGGTATGGAAACTATCAAGGCAGTTGTATATGATCTTAGTTAGCCCCTCTGATACTTCTGAAACTAAATGTACTAACTATGATAAAATCAAAAAAACTTATACGTGGCAGTAATATGGTAGGATACACAACATGAAGATTAACCAAGATAAGCAAGATATTGATCCCACTGAAGTAGATTCCTTAGTTAGTTGGGAAAATCCCCCTAAAATTGAAGAATTAAAGCAAGATTACACCGAAGCTCAATCAGCACATAGTGCACATACAAATGATGTCGATAAATGGCTTAATGCTTTAAATGGTACTCAGAAATTAAATACTAAGTCAGGGCGCTCTAAGATAGTACCCAAACTTATACGTAAGCAAGCTGAGTGGAGATACGCATCATTAAGCGAACCTTTCTTATCTACCGAAGACCTATTTAATACTTCACCTGCAACATTCGAAGATAAGAAAGCTGCTGAGCAAAATGGGCAGGTACTTAACTACCAAATCAACTGCAAGATAGATAAAGTTAAATTTATTGATGAGTTCATTCGAACTGTAGTTGATGAGGGCACAGCTGTAATTAAATTAGGCTGGGAGTACGAAGAAGATGTTGTTGAAGTAGAAGTACCTGTTATGGAACAATTGCCTATACAGGATCCTCAGCAAGCTATGATGCTACAACAGCAAGGCCTGCCACCTGTACAAGAAGTACAAGTTGGTGTTGAGATTCAAGAGCAGACTAAGATTTTAAAGAACCAACCAACTATTGAAGTGTGTAACTACAATAACGTTATTATCGACCCTACCTGTGAAGGTGAAATTGCTAATGCAGAATTTGTTATCTACAGCTTTGAGACGTCTATGTCTCAACTTAAGAAAGATGGTAGATACAAGAATCTAGACTTAGTTAATCTAGATAGTGCAGGTTCATTAGCTACACCCGATCATGAGATGGATGATGATTCTAACTTTACTTTTAAGGATAGCCCACGAAAGAAACTAGTAGCATTTGAATACTGGGGCTTTTGGGATATCCACAATACTGGTGAAGTAGAACCTTTTGTTGCTACGTGGATTGGCGATACTTTGATTCGATTAGAAGAAAATCCCTTCCCAGACAAAAAACTACCTTTTGTGATAGTACAGTACTTACCTAAACGTAAGTCCGTGTATGGTGAGCCTGATGGGGTACTTATTGAAGATAATCAGAAGATTATTGGAGCTGTAACCCGCGGTATGATCGATGTAATTGGTCGAAGTGCTAATGGACAGATGGGAACACGTAAAGATGCGCTAGACATATCTAATTATCGTAAGTTTGAGCGTGGTGAAGATTTTAAATTCAATGCTAATGTAGACCCTAGACAAGCTTTCCACATGGAAACTTACCCTGAGATCCCAGGCAGTGCACTAAACATGCTTACACTTCAGAATAATGAAGCGGAATCACTAACAGGCGTTAAAGCTTTTAGTTCTGGTATTAGTGGACAAGCTTTAGGTACAACAGCTACAGGTATTAGATCAGCATTAGACGCCACGTCTAAACGCGAGCTAGGCATACTACGTAGATTGTCTAATGGTATCAACCAGATTGGTCGTAAGATTATTTCTATGAATGCAGAGTTCTTAAATGATGAAGAGATCATTAGAGTTACTAACGAGGAATTCGTAGCTATTAATAGAGAAGATCTGGGTGGTATGTATGATATTAAGTTAAATATATCTACTGCTGAAGCGGATACAGAGAAAGCCCAAGAGCTTTCGTTTATGCTACAAACTATGGGCAATAGTATGCCTCCTGAGTTATCTCAGATGTTATTATCAGATATTGCTAAGTTACGTAAGATGCCTGAGTTGTCTAAAAAGATAGCTGATTACAAACCACAAGCAGATCCTATGCAAGAACAGAAGGCTCAATTAGAGTTGCAACTATTACAAGCTCAAGTTGCAAATGAACAAGCTAAGGGTCAAGAAAATCAGGTTGATGTAGGACTTAAGCAAGCTAAGACAATTACAGAACGAGCTAAAGCTCGAGGAATGGACACTAAGTCTGACCTAAATGATTTAGATTTCGTTAATAAGGAATCTGGTGTTGCTGATGCCAATAAAGAGGAACAAATGGCACTGTCACATGGACAAGATATGGAAAAAAGAGAATTCGATCGTTTATCGAATTTAGATAATAAGGCGATAGATAGTATGATGCAGGGAGTTAATACTACCTATCCTGGACTTTAATACACAGAGGACGTCACATGACAAACGAGGAACAGTTAGAACAATTAGAAGAAAGCATGGTGGAGGCCAGGCACTTTGTCGCTATTAGAAATAGCTTAATTAAACTACAAACAAATAAAGATTTCAAAAAAGTAATTACAGAGTACTATTTTAAGGAAGAGGCTGCGAGATTAGTGATGGCTAAGAGCTCTAGCTTAACCGAAGAACAGCAATTACTGATTGATAAGATGATATATGGTATTGGATCACTAGCTAAGTTTTTAGACCAGACATTGGCACGTGGTGCTCAAGCGGAGCAAGCATTAGCTGAGGATGAAGATACAAAGGCTAATATTATCCAGGAGGGCTTACTATAATGGCATTAGAAAACGCATTAGGTATGACAGACGAAGAGTTCCTAAAACAAGACTTAAGCATTCTTGAGGACGAGTTTGATAACCAAGAAACAAAGATTGAAACATTAGCAAATGATCAATCTATAACAGATACTGATGTAACAGAAGAGCAGACTTTTGAAACTGAAGTAGAGGAACAGGCAACTGAACCTCAAGACAACGCCCAGGAGCAACCTGAGCCAGAACCTATAGAAGCTGAAGACAGCCAACCTTTTGAGGATACTCAAGCGGAGCAAGAACCAGAAGCTAAAAGTACTGAGCCAGCGTCTCTTGATACAGAAGACAAAGTAAGTGACACAGATGGGGATACCCGGGAAACACCTACCGTAGACTTCCAAGGAGCATATGAGAAGATTTTCTCACCGTTCAAAGCCAATGGCACTGAGATGCGGGTTGATACAGTTGAAGATGTAATGTCTTTAATGAAGATGGGGGCTAACTATCAGAAGAAGATGGCTGCATTAGCACCTAATCTGAAGATAGTTAAGATGCTTGAGAAGAATAACCTACTAAGTGCTAGTAAGTTAAACAACTTAATCGACTTATCTAAGAACAACCCTGCAGCGATTTCCAAGCTAATTAAGGACAGTGGGATAGATCCTCTCGATATTGATACTGATGAAGATGTGCAATACACACCGAATGAGTACCATGTATCAGACAAAGAGTACAAGTTAGATGAAGCGCTTGAAAGTATTAAAGATAGTTCCACTTTCAAACAAACTATTGATGTACTGAGTACACAGTGGGATACTGAGAGTAAAAATATTATCTCGGATAATCCACAGTTTATCGGTATTATTGATGAGCATATGCAGAATGGTGTATATGCTGAGATTAATAAGCTAATTACGAAAGAACGAGCTCTAGGTAGATTAGAGGGAATGTCCGACATAGATGCTTATAAACAAGGTGCGCAATATTTAGCTAGTACTGGTGTTTTGAATGAAACAGGTGCTCCAGCGGCTGCAGTTACACGACCTACATCAGATGTATCAAGTAAGACTAAAGCACAGGACGATGCCAAGTTAACCAGTAAACGGAAAGCGGCAGCATCAACAAAGACAAGTAGCAAACCAGCGACTACTACTCCAGACTTCTTAAAGATGACGGATGAAGAGTTTATGAAAATGGCTGCTGTCTAATTTAAAAAAGCTTTATAGGAGAATATAATGGCTCAAGTATATGGAAATGGTAATTCAACTGTCGGTGCACAAGCGCGTACTGACTTTTATAACAAAAAGGCGCTAATTGCAGTACGTGATAAACAGTACTTCATGCCTTTGGCTGATGTTCAGGCTATGCCTAAGCATCATGGTAAGACAATCAAGCAAGACGTATACCGTCCTTTGCTAGACAACTTAAATACTAATGATCAAGGTATTGATGCTGCAGGTACTACTCTAGATAATACTAAGTACTCTGCATGGAATGCTTCTGGTGTTTTACAAGGTGCTGCGTACACTGCAGCTGCTGCAACTACAGCTGCTGGTACTAGTGGTTTCACTGCACAGAACTCAGGTAACCTTTACGGTTCAGCTACAGACATTGGTACTATTTCACACAAGCTTCCTGCTTTGACTGAAAATGGTGGCCGTGTTAACCGCGTTGGTTTTACTCGTGATCAAATCACTGGTTCAATCGTTAAACAAGGTTTCTTCACTGAGTACACTCAAGAGTCTTTAGATTTTGATACTGATTCAGAATTGATGTCACACATCACTACTGAAATGGTACAAGGCGCAACTGAGTTAACTGAAGCTGCTCTACAAGTAGATCTAATTAACTCTGCTTCTGGTTCTGGTACAGTTAAGTACCCAGGTTCAGCGACTTCTAAAGTTACGGTAAGTGCTACAGCTGATTATGAAGACTTAATGCAGCTTTCTATTGCTCTAGATAATGCTAAGTGTCCTAAGCAAACTAAAGTTATCACTGGTTCACGTATGACTGATACTCGTACTGTTAACGGTGGCCGTGTAATGTACATCGGTCCTGACTTGATTCCACTAGTTCGTAAGATGACTGACATTTCAGGTACTGGTATGGGTTCTGGTTTTACTTCTGTAGAGAAGTATGCTGATGCCGCAAATATCCTTAATGGTGAAATTGGTTCTGTAGACCAGTTCCGCATCGTTGTTGTTCCTGAGATGCAGTTTGACCAAGGCGCTGGCGCTTCTGGTGCAGACATTTACCCTATGCTTGTTGTAGGTGATGGCTCATTTACTACTATTGGTTTCCAAACTGATGGTAAGACTGTGAAGTTCACTACTACTCACAAGAAG